AGAAAATGATTTTACTGTTACTCCTGCTAATAGAGATGTTACCGATTTTGGTTTTCATAATAAAGCTCAATTACCTGAACAATGGCGAAAATCAGCAGGTGAAAATGCTGGTAAATTTATTAATAAATGGTTAATTAAAACACCACCTGGGTATAGTTGTTTATTTATACAACCTTTAAACAGGATGGAAGAAAGATGGCAAATTTACTCAGGTGTGGTTGACACTGATGTTTATATTAATGAAATTAATTTTCCTTTTATTTTACATAAAAGAGATAAACAATTTATAATAAAAAAAGGTGAACCGTTAATTCAAGTAATTCCATTTAAAAGAGAATCATGGAAAAAGTGGAGTGGTTTTTATTTAGAAAAATTACACAGTAAAACTCTTAATTTATTAAAAAGTGTATTTGTAGACAGATATAAATTTAATTTTTGGAATAAAAAAAGTTTTAAATAATGTATATTGCAGCTAATATTGATGACTGCGCTATTGTTATTAAAGATTTTTTACCTTTAGATTTATTTAAAAACATATCTAATTATAAATATTCAACTTCTTTAATTAATTCTCATTCTGAATGGCAAGAAGAATTATACACAGATGGTAATAAAAACGTTACAATGAAAAAAATTAATATTGTAAATACAATAGCTATTTTAAAAAATAAAAAAATTGAATCAAAAAATTTAATTTTTAAAAAATTTTTAAAAACAATTATTGATTGTCCTTTTATACCTTATCAAAAAATAATGCATCTA